CGACCAAGCACACCGGATCGCTGACGTTGGCAGCCCTGAGCTGCTTCATCGTCTCGTCGCGCTTTTGTTGTGGTCGGCTTTTGGGGATCACTTGGTCGGCTCTTTGACAGCCTTCGCGTCGAAGGTCACGGTTGCCTGTTGCTTCAAGAAGTCATACCCGACGGTCACGCATCCACCCGCAGCGACAGCCCAGCTCACGGCGAGGATCGCAACTGCAACTAGTTTTGTGACGCGGGCGTGGCTCATGGAGTCAGAGGCGGGCGGTCGAATCCTTCGCAACAATTAGCCCCCAGCCCGCGAGTAGACTTGCGGTTACGAGGCCGAGGTCAGGGATGCTGCCGTTGGCGAGGAACTCGCGGCCTGCGGTGCTGAGTGAGGCGATGATTGTGAGGATTCCGAGCAGGGTTGTTTTCCAGTTACGCATAGTTTTATTTCTCCTTCATTTTTCTCCGAACGTCGTGCAGCACGCTGATGAGCGTTGCCACGCCGACACAAAATCCGATGAGCAGGCCCGCGATGCGCAGGCTGGTTTCTAAATGGGGCAGCATGCTGAACACCGAGGAGCCGATAGACGTAGCGGTGCCGATAACACCCTTTTCCGTCGTGCTGAAATTGTGATGAAAATACTGCAAGCTCATCGCGCGGCTCCTCAGATGGGTTACTTCAAGTAGGCAAGCACGGCTCCGGCGTGCAGCTTGATCTCGGTGAAGCTGCCCTCGATGGCGGTGCCGACAGGGAACGCATAGGCGCTGGCGCCGGTGGTGTTCGCCACGTTGGTCTGGTTGCCTGCGAGCGTGTGGAACTTGGTCGCAGCGTCGAGGCTTTCGACAACGCTGAATGTTCCGGTGACGGCCGTGGTGTCGGAGATGAGGCGGACGCCGTTGGCTTTGTTCGTTGTTCTGACGTTAGGGTTCATAGGATTAGTATTGGTTGACGCGGGCGGTCCACATGGAGGGTTGCCCTTGCTGGAAATAGTATTTGTCGCGCTGCGAGATCAGCTCGCTCTCGGCCATCTGTTCCATGGCGAGTGCCTTGTCGAGCTGGCCGTCTTCGGTTTGCAGATCCGAGGTGAGTAGGTAGCCGACTGCTTTTGCGATAACGCTAGGCACTGTCGCCGAGAGGTTGCTCGCGCTGTATTCGGTCGGCCGCACGCGGAAGTTGACCCAGACGGTGTCCGGCAGGTCGGCGCTCTGGGGGAAGCGGACGTTGTCACCGAGGAGAGTGTAGCCGATGGCGCGGGGAGCAACGTGGGTTGCAGGGTTGTCGCGGAGGACGGCGAAGACTTCGCCCATGGCGGTCTGGCCGGATTGTTCGTAGGGGATGAAGTAGCCGGTCGTGTCGTTGCCTTCGACGGTGCGTTCTTCGACGCGCATGAGTTCTGGCCAGTCCGCCCACTCCCAGCAGTCGGCTATGCGTTCGTTGGCGGCGGCGACCATCATGGTCTTGGCGCCGGACGGGATTGCGTCGATGGTGCTGGCGTCGTTGCCGACACGTTGCCAAGCGCGGAGGAGAATAGACTGTAAGGTGACAGTCCTCATTATTCAGCAGCGGGTGCTTCCTCCGTGAGTTGCTTCTCGATGCTGGTAGCCAGCGGCAGGATCTGCGCGGCGGCGTTTAATCCGCCGGTTTTGACGGCGAGATCGAGGCACTGCATGACGATCTTGGCCTCTGCTTCGGTGAGCGTGACGTTCTTACTCATTGATCGGAGCCTCCTGCTGCGCAAGGTAAGCCTGGGTCGCGGGAATCGCGGCCAATACGGCTTGGAACGCGGCGGCGAGTTCGGGCACGGCGGCAAGCACTTCGTCCGTAATCGGCGCGGTCATCTTTTGGACGAGGCTGCCGGGGGCGAGTTCGCCGTCTGCGGTTGCGGGCAAGAGTTCGACCGTGATGCTGCCGGAACCAGCGGTCGGCTGGATGGCGTTGAGGCTGTAAACGTGGAGCCTGTCGTAGACTTTGGCGGCTACGGCGGGTCTTTCGATGGGATTAGGGTTGGTTAGCATAAGATTAGGCGGCAACGCACGGAACCTTGTAAGCGGTGCCAGCGGCGTCAAATAAAGTCAGCGTGTGGGTCGCGGTGATCGTCTCGGAGACGGCATTCTGGTGAATGCGGAGTTGGCCTTGGAGCGGGCAAAAGTCGGAATCGTTGGCAAGACGAGCTTGGAGGGCGGTGCTGTCGCGTTTAAGCGCAGGGAAACTTGTCGTGCTGCCACCAAACTGAATCCGGTCAAACCCATTTTGCGCTGCGTTTAACAGTCGAATAACCCCAGACGATACGTTGCCAACAATAGATGAATTGCCTTGAAATGTGAGGTTGGTGACTACGGATAATGAACCAGCGCAAGTTATGGCGTTACTGGTTCCCGCAATGGTCATCCGCGTAGTTCCATCCGTCTGAAACTCCAGCGTTCTCGCCGTGCCAGTGCCAAGTTTTTCCGTGCCGATCTGTAGCACGTTAGAACTCCAGCGAAGGAAACCGCGCTCAAAGTTCGATGCGTCCGTGTAGGTGTTGTATATTCGGAAGGTTTGGGCTGCGGTTCCGTTGCGCTGGGCAAGGACGTTGGCGGCATCGTCTCGTATCAAAACAAGGTCGCCATTTCCCGTTCCTGTTCCGGTTCCGAACTGAAGGCTTGTTCCAACGCCAACAACTCCACTGAAATTTACACCAACTCCTCCCCCTGTTCGCGTGCGAGCCGTCCACGTTAGTCCGCCTGCACCACCACAAGTAATAATTGTGGCGCTTGCAGTTGCTTCTCCCCGCCTAATTGAAAATGCCTGTGTCCCATCAAGAGCAAGGCTTAAGTATGCGCTCGTGTTGGCGCTTGCTGTATTAGTCAGCGCAAGATTTAGACCAGTGAAAGTTGTTCCGCTCGCGTTCCACGTTTGGCTCAAATCCAGCACAGGCGCGGACGCCGTGAGCGTGCCGTTGTTGGCGGCGAGCGTGGTGAAGGCTCCGCTGTTTCGGGTGGTGGATCCAATCGGCGTATTCTGGATCGAGCCAGCGGTCACCGAACCAAAGGTGACATTCGCGCTAGTTCCCAGACCAAGGCTGGTCGCGGTCAGGGGAGAATAGAATGTGGAAAGTTGGCTCATAGTTTAGGGGATTCCGATGAGACAAACGCCGTATTGGTCAAAGTTGGCTGATGCTCCAGTAAATTTGACAGCGAGGCGGGTGCCGCTGGCGATGACGGCGGGGACGAGCGGATCGTCGTTCATGTTGACGTTTTCAGAGTTGCCATACTCGTAATATCGGGTGGCAATTTCGGTTTCGGAGCCGCTGGCACCGCGAGCCAAGGTGAACGGTGTTTTAATGGTAGCGAGGGCGTTGCCCGAAATATTGGGCAACATAACAACAGCGCGGTAAGCGCGGCTGGTGGATGACGTAAGCTGGACGTCGGTGGTGTTGGCCGAACAGTTGGTGCCCTCGCTGGTGGCCGTGTTGACGCCGATGGTGTCCACACTGGTCGGCGCTTGCGCGTAGTCGCCGTAGTTGCGGGTCTCGACCAAAACGCTGCCTGTGGCGCTACCCGTGATGTGCTGGATGCGGGCAGAGATGCGCGTCCCGCTCGGCACTTGAATGGGGACGACGAAACCGTAACTGCCGAGAACCGCCCGCGATCCCCCGATGGCAATGTTGGAGATCAAGGCGGTCTCGCTGCCGCTGGCTCCAGTGCCGATGTCGAGCAAGCAAGAGGTGTCAAAACCATTTTGCACAACGGTTGTCTCAATGTAGATCGCCGAGGCATTTGCGCTGGTGCTGGCAACAAGCTGAACCCATGCCCCCTTGGTGTGCGCCGTGGCGTTGGCCGTGACAGTAACGGAGGAAGACCGATTGGATACCGTATAGGCGTTGTCTTCAAAGAAGGACGTATCCCGAAATAGACGAGTGGTTCCAAGATAGGCTCTGTTAATGAACGCCATAGGTCAAAGATCGGTGATGATGAACAGGGTTGTCGGATCGGGACTTCCGATTGCGTTGTATTCAGCCTGCGTGAGCGACATGATGTTGGTGATGGCGTCCGCGCCAGATACCCCTGCTGGATTACTGATGACGCCTGCGATAGCCGTGCCCGAAAGTGGCACCACTTTCCACCCCACCGTGGAACCAACAAAGACCAGCGTGAAAGCCGCATCCTCAACCTCGCACACCATGTTTTCGGCCAAGGATTCGATGTTCGATCCGTTGCGGGCGATGGTGAGGTTGTTCGTGTCGAAAGTTCCCGCGTAGTCGAGGACGGTGATGGTGTCACCATTCGACGGGGTCGCGGGCAGGGTGAGCGTCCATGCTGCGCTGGTCGTATCGGCGGCGACTTTGTCTCCGGTGACCGCGTTGGCATTAACGCTCAAGAGACGGTAGTCGGAGACGGAGACGCGTCCGTTGCGGTCGGGCGCGGTCAGCGTGCGGGTGGTGCCGGTGGTGATGCCGGAAAGCTGGAAGACCAAGTTCTTCGACGAGTCCGTCTCGTCATAGAGAACAAACTTGTCGTCGCTGAAGACATCGGGGAACTCTCCCGCATATTGCCAGTCGGTCGCGCGTGTGCCTGTGGTGGCTACGCGAATGTAGATACCGGCGGGCTTGCGGCTGAGCAGCCATGCGCCTTCGGCTTCGCGGACGAGATAGGCGGCATCAATGGCCGGAGGAGTTGCGGTTGGCAGCGCACTGAAGTTTTGGACTTCGCCCTCAAGATACGATGATCCGCCGCCGCCACCCGATCCTTTTTGATCGAACGTGCCGCTGAACGGATTGAAGGTCCAAGCCATGCGTTAAGAACGAGCGACAGATGCCAGCGAGGCGTCGTCGGTGGTCGGCGGGTTTGTCGTGTAGGAGAATGTCAGCGTGGCGACTGTTTGGCCGGTGCTGCCGCCTTCTTTGTATTGCACCGTCTGAATGTTGTTGGTGCTGCCGTAGTAGCTGATCGAGAGATAGTCGTGCTGCGGGATGTTTAATCCGGCCACGTTCCTGACGTTGATGTTCGGGTGCATACGGTTAGGCGGCGGGTTGGGCGGTCATGCCGAGTTGCTGGTCTTGCGCCATCTTTTGCAGCGCGGGTTGCGCGCCGGTGCGGCCGATGACGGCGTTTTGCTGTTGTTGGAGCTGGAACTGGAAGGCTTGTGCGCGGGCGTCGATCATCTTGCGGAAGATTTCGTCGGACTGATAACGCTGCTGGACGGCGGGGTTGGACTGGATGATTTGCTGCAAGGTTTGCAGGCGGACTTGGGCGTTTTGGCCGCCCTCCTTGAGCGGGGGCTCGGTGCCTGCGGCGATTTTTGCGAAGGCGGTTTGTTCGTCTTCCTGCTCCATCTGCGTCGCGGCGCCGATGTCCCTGACGAGGAGGTTGGCGAGGTTTTGGTCTACTGAGCCGAGCATGACCTTGATCAATTGAGCGCGGTCGATCACTCCCATCGAATCAAGAGGCACTAGATTCTGGGTCAGGAACGTCATCTTTGCCTCTAGGGCGGCGTTATCGAGTGTTCTCGCGTCGAACTCGGCAGTGATGTCATAGCGACCGCGGATGTCGGCGGCGCCTTCTGCTAACGGCGTGGCGTTTCCGGTGACGCGAGAAATTTCCTCCGGCAACATATACTGCTGCGCCAATGCGAGGATCTGGATCATCATGACCTTCATGTCGAGGAGCCATGAGTCGGCCAAGTCCTGCATGTGCAGCATGGCGATGTTTGGATTGACGCTCTCGGTCATGCGACCGAAGTAGCGGTCAACGTCCGCGCGTGTTGCCTGCTCGACCTCGATAGAGCCTTGGTCAAACGGCGGCGGCGTCATCCAATTGATCTCATTCGGACGGCGCTCAGGGATCTGCATCGCTGGTCCGAGGACGAGATCGAGGCGACCTCTGGAAGCGGGCACTTTGAGCGGGGGAATGATGCTGATACTGGCGCGGTCAACGCGGTAGTCGCGCTGCACCTTCACCTCTTCCTGCGCCGACTGGACGATCTCAGGGATTCCGCGGCTTTCGAGGAGCGGGCGGGTGTTGCGCTCGCGGGGCAGCTCGACAAACGGATACATCTGATGCTCGTACGGCATCAGCTCATGCAGCGCGACGGAGTCGGTGAT